TATTTGAGTAAATTGTGTTACCAAAGCGAACTCTTCCCGTTTTTGCCGACATCCAACCGCGATGCCCATTGAAATACGCTCGCTGTATATCAACCATTATAAAAAAGAAAGATTATTTTATAGAAAGTTGAGATGGGTCTCACAATTATTATGGGAAATATGTTTTCTGGTAAAACGTCCGAACTTATCAGACGACTTAAGCGGTACAATGTCATAGGTAAGAAGATTGTGGTCATCAACTCATCAAAAGACACGCGATCGCCTGATGAAGTTCTGAAGACCCACGACGGTGTTCAATTTCCGTGTCTCAAAATAAATCATATATCCGAGTGTATCATCACAGACGAGTTCTGTAAAGCGGAGATCGTGGCGATTGACGAAGCCCAATTCTTCATAAACCTCAAAGAGTTTGTGGAGATGTGTCTCTTTCTAGGTAAATCTGTCATACTCACGGGTCTCGATGGAGACTATCAACAGAACAAGTTTGGTGAAATCCTAGACTGCATTCCAATGGCGAGTGATGTCGTCAAGCTCTCGGCTCTGTGTATGGATTGTCGGAATGGAACACCCGGACCATTCACGAAAAGAATCGTCAAGAGTGATGCACTCGAGTTGGTGGGTGGCACGGATATGTACAAGGCGGTGTGTCGCACACATTTAATCTCTGTGTAATACAAATGAAAGAACTCTTGAAAGACAAGGCTCCATTCATGGCCAAGGTATTCGCAAACCTCATTCTTCAGGGAAGTCTCGCGTACACCGCGGCGTCTACACAGAGTAACATACAAAATATACTGCCATACACGATTGCGTTTGTTCTCGCTGTTTTTGCTATGATCTTTGCAACGTTATCTATTCAAGTTCGATTCGTTCTCTTCACGATTATTTCAACACTCTTCGGGGCAATTCTCGGTGCAGTTCGAACCCTTGATACGCGCATGATTCGAGAAACACTCTTGGATATCACAGGTGTCTTCGTGTCCATGTTTATTTTGGGTATCGTATCCGTCCAATTCAATGTGAATATTTTACCGTTAGCACTCGTGTTATTCGCGACACTCATCGGTCTCATGATTCGCCGAGCTACTCTTTCGAGAGAAAAGAAGGGTACATTGTCTAAAGCATTTGTGGTTTTGTTTGCTTTCTATATTCTCTTGGATACGAATGTCATTCTTCAAAGAAACTATAGCGGTGATTTCGTGGATGCGTCCTTCGATTATTTCACGGATATCACACAAATGTTTACTGGATTAGTACCGACGAATATCTAAAATGAGTGTGATTCGACGTGCGTGACCACGTTTGTGAAGCGCGTGATATCTCGAATGATCAAATAGAAATTCTTCACCCGCGAGATGTACGTGTTTACCATATTCCGTTTCTAATATACAATCTTTACCACTCTCCAATGTGAGATGGTATCGCAATTGTGTATTACTTTCGGCTTTATGTGGTGGAATCACGAGTGGACCTTCGATCACGGAAAAGAGAGCGGTATCTTCGTCGACGCATGGAATTGATGTCAGAAGTGCATACAGTTTTGGAAAGTCTTTGGCCTTGTAGTAGTAATAGTTATCATTCGTGTCGAACCATGTGTCGAGATTGTGGAAATGGTGTTTCTCTACTTTTGGTGATACCTTGCGAAATTCACGGTGCATCGTCTCAACGTTTGCCTTGACTTTCCATAACCCAGAATACTCATAGTGACTGTATGTTCTTTTATGCATGAATATATCTATGATTGTATTTCGTATGCCTATGAATGGTCTCAGTGGGTTTTGAAAGTATAAAAGATCGATGGGTGCCTTGAAAAAATCATAGAGCATCAGAATCACGAAGATCCTCCACATTAATTTCTTCATACATAATAAAAATGCCCGGATACAAGCAGTCTGAGATGTTTGCACCCCAGCCCACAGAAGCCACACCTGACATGAAGCGTCGTTTCGCGATGCCCCGTTTCACCACGATTCAGTGGATCATCACAGCTTTGGTCGTGTACGTTGCGTTTCAATACAAGAACTTGAACAAGCCGGTCACGACGACCATCATGTTCGCGATCGCGTTGTTGCACATGTATGATCACCTGTACTTAGTTCAACGCCACGGTGAGCGTTTGTTCTTCTTACCGGAGGAAAAGAAGGAAGGGTACTGCGGTGCATGCCAAAAGTAAATCTCGGTACATACTAAGTACCATGCGTGTAAAAATTATTTCAAGTCCGGATCGTACAAAGAAGTTCCGGGCTATTTTACCTGGTGACAGGACTGTTGACTTTGGTGCTCGTGGATATTCAGACTACACCAAACACAAGAATCCTTCGCGTATGCGTTCGTACGTACTCCGCCATGGTGGACACGTACCTAAATCTATCATAGCAGAGAAAGACCCAAAAAAGATCCATGCACGCATGCTCAAGGTTGACACGAGTGACAAAGAACAATGGCTTTTGGGAGGCGTCGCCACGGCGGGGTTTTGGTCACGATGGTACCTGTGGAGTCAACCAAATTTTGAAGATGTCAATAGATTTATGTTACAAAGATTCGGAATTAAAATCATCAAAAGTCACTAACGTTCCATTCTCAATGAGAGACGCATATGCATCATCCATGGGCATACTTGCCTCGTAATACACGCGTTTCATATACATGTCCATGTCGTCAAAATACTCGAGAAGTTTGACGAGATCGTCATCGCACGCGGTATCCACCACTGTATCAAACTTTGCTTCCGAAAACTGGCCATTGGTTATGAGATTATCCCTGATGAACTCTTCAATGGGGCATTCGGGATCGGTCGCAATCTCATCAGCTTTGTATGAACAAGTCATGAGAACGCGAAGACCACCACTGATCTTCTTGAGGAACTCCTTCTTTTCTGGGGTGAGGGGCATTTTTGAACTTGAAAATGTAATTACATCACGTGACTTAGGTGTTAATTCTTTGCGAGTCCGCGCTTCTTTAGGTTAGCCTTAAGGTTAGCTAAAAGTGCCGCCCGTGGGTTGAGGCCCATTGGTGGAGGTGGTGGTGGAGGTGGAGCACGTCTCGGTGACGTACGCACGGGTTGGACTCGTGGTGCATTTGGTCCAGCCTCTCTGAGGACCATCTTACACACGCGAATAAACTTTGTAGCATTCCTCGCTTGATTCTGGAGAGTTAGACCACTAACCTTTCTCTCGAGTTCCTTGTGTGTGAGCTTGACGCGTTTACCTTTGACGTTTTTGGTTACCCGGAGACCCATTTTTTTTACTTTGTCCTTGAGTGTATTGTAGTCCATGTACTATAACATACCAAAATTATCTGTACCACACCCCAGCCCTGGTCGCCGCGTCGTCAATTTCATCAACCACTTCCCACGCCCATACACATTCATCGGCATCTTCGCGCGCACAGATCGCGTGTGCGACATCGAGCGCTTCATGTAAAAGCATTTTGAGGCGCATTTGTCTTACCGTCATTTTCTTTGGTTCGCGCAAACACGGAGACGAATACATATGTTCGAGTGCCGCACACGTGATTTCTCGCTTTTTCATTTCATAGTGAATGTCTTCACTTTTTTGAGCGGCAATGATGCGATATCGACGTCTGTGCTCCGGAACAGGGGCTGGACTCCAATACCCAAACTTCCTGAGTGTTCGCATATGTGATCATTTTATTGATTCTAGACGACGTCTTAGGAGATAATTTGGTTATCCGTGCGATACAGTTTTGTTGTGTATGCACCGTTTTTACTGAGGACACCGACGCTTTCATTTCCATAGAATTCTGGACACCCGATATCGTCCGTACACTCACGACCGTTATGCGACACGGTTAATGGGTACAGATTGTATCCATCGGTCGTCGTGTAATAGTGATAGCGATCGCGATGACCACGCACTTCGCGACCGTATAGAGGTAAGGTTTCGTTATTGTCTCCGAGCAAAAGTCCCATCTGTTGCGTGTGTCCGGGTTTGTACCTTTTAATCGGTGCATCTCTGAATTCGGGTGCGCGTGTTGAGACGGGTCGGCGCTGGACGATCGCCGGTGGCGGTGCTTGTCGGACAATCACGATGGGTCGACTTTTCATGTACACGAGTACTGCGAGTGCGAGCACGGCGACTATTAAGAGGCGTGTCAATGTCTTGTGTTTCATTTCTATCTACGGAGAAGATGTTTCAAGGGTGCAAATGCCTCATCGAGTCGACCGAGTCTGAACTGCACCACGAGCCATAAAAAGAAGAAGGCGACTTTGATGAAATAACTCGCGACGTGATCATCCACGTTATATATAGGACTCATAACCTTCCCCATAAATGTTTCATATTTAGTCTTTCCAGTGAGCCATATTTCGAGTTGCGTCAACGCACACGTGTCGTCATTGGTCGTCCAGTGAAAGAAGAGAAACGGCACGAGGAGTGAATAAAATTCCAAATGATGCGTGCGTCCTGTGAACGGTACGATAAACATCGAGATGAAAAAGGCGAGATGGATTGCAAATATAATATTCATCTACTGTAATATGAATGGAGAAATTATTGACGACGATGCGTTAAAAAAGCGTGAAATGCAACTCCGCGACGAAAGTTGGAATGACCAACACGAAACCATTTTAAGACAATGGGGTGAAGCCGCCGGGTGTTATAGATACATGCACCACAGGGCATTTCTCATGTATAAAAAATTATCCATGCGTTTTACATTGCCAGTCATCGTGTTAAGTACGATCACGGGTACTGCAAATTTCGCCCAAGAACAGTTTCCGGAATCCATGCGTTCCACTGTTCCCTCAATCATCGGGGGTATGAACCTCATCGCAGGTCTCGTCGCCACGGTCATGCAATTTTTAAAAATTAACGAACTCATGGAAAATCATAAAACGGCGGCACTTTCGTATGGTCTTTTATCACGTAACGTGCGATTGACGCTCGCACTCGCGCGATGTGAACGCGCATCCGACGGTCTTGATTTTGTCACGAACACGAAGACTGAATACGATCGTCTCATCGAGCAGTCCCCAGCGATCCCGACGAATATTCTTACGTCGTTTGAAAAGGAATATCCATTGGATAACATATTCACGAAACCTGAAATTCTCGACGTGCGTGCGATCCCAAAGCTCAAACTCGACAAACCTAAGACGATTCACACGGTCACCGCAGTGACGAAAGGTGGTCCACTCGAAGGTGTCGCGAGATTGTTCGAACCAAAAAGTACTACGTCGAGTGATATTGAGGAAGGTGAGATACGCGACGAACCAGATACACAATGAGTACAAACATAATAACATTAAACATGATAGCACATAATGCGTATGGTACAATTTTCTTTCTTAAAGGTTCTACGATACGTTCTTGTAGTGCGTTATTCTTCAGCACCATATCTATGGCCTGATTAGTAAGATCATCCATGGACTGCTTCATTACAGTAACGAGTCAAAAAA